GATGAATGGCTGTGTTACGGCCTGTTAATTCAATTGAACCTAATTGTGCCCAACCACCTATTTTTTCAGGTGTACCATATCTAAATCTAACATTGTCACCAGCAACCCATTGGCCTTCGCCACCTGTTGCTGTAACTTGTTTATTAAACCCTGGTGCAAATTGTACTTTTTGTAACATAAAAAACCTATTAATAATAAGGCAGGAGATGGTGTGGTGGAATCTCCCGCCATATTATTATATACAATATTATTTAGATATTTTAAAGCCTTTAAACCAAGCAGGCAACCCTAAAAATGGTCTTTTATCGTATTCGTTTTCTTTAGCTGTTTTTGAGTTTGCTCTGTTATAATGTAAAAATACTTGACCACAGTCTTTACCAGTAAACTCTTCTCTCCAATGTTCAAGATCGCAACCAGAATATATAAGCATATCTCCTGGTTTTAAGTCTACTTTAATTCCTGCTTGACCATTGTTACCTGTTGGATCTAAATATATTGGCCAAGGATCACCGCCAAGATTTAATGTAGTAGATATTTCACAAGAATATCTATCCTTATGTCTAGCTAACACATCGCCTTTTTTATATATTCTAGCATAAGAATAAGTAGGGGATAATTTTAATCCTGTATGTTTTTCCATAACAGGTTTTACTTTTTGTAACAAAGTTTCCATAACTATATCTCCATAATGAGAATATGTATTTGGCACTTGCTCATCATTCCATACACCATAGTATTCTGTAAATGGTGATATGTATTTTTGATCAAATAAAAATCTAGCAACTTTTCTTTTATTTAAAAAATATGCAAAACAAAAATCTGCTATCTCTCTTGATATAGCATTTTTTAAAATACTATATTTATTTTTTTGGAACGCCGATTTTTTTAATGACATTTTTTCCTTTCAGTTTTACATTAGATTTTAAAAAGTTATCTATAAAATTTGGTTTATTTTTTAAAGTGTTTGTTTCTAATATAGTTTTAATTACTGCATCTTTCATTTTTTTATTAACTTTTAACATTTAATACTCCTTTTGGTATAGCTTGGCAGTTCCAATGTATGAATCTAAAAGGTTCATAACCCATGTCAACTACATATTGATGAGGGATGTAAGATGGAAAAAACATTAGTCTACCTGGTTTTACATCATAATTAATTTGATGACTTGCATAAGTTACTTTTGTCATATCTTTTTCTGGTAATAAATTCATTATATTTCCTGCTCTTGGATCTACAAATACTGGTCTTGATGTTTTATCACTACATTTTAAAAAATAAAAACCTGATATATGACCATTCCAATGAGTGTGTAAAGTATGATGTCCCCCTCCATTTTTAGCAAATTCTTGTACCCACATTTCTGTAGTAAACACTTGATAATTAGTTAAATCAAAACCCATTTCTACCAATAGATTATGAGCCGTTGCACCTATATAATCTTGTAATTGTTTAAAATTAGGATCTCCTATTAACGAGGTGGAATGAAATACATTACCCATATCTCCTTTATTTCCAAATTTTTTATTTCTTTTATCTATGCTTTTTTTTAAATTTTTCTTTGCTGTTTTTATATAAGGATCAGATGCTTTATTTAAATTATTTACAAATGCAGATTCATTTGCAAACCATATGGGGCATTTAAAAAGATCTTCTTTATTTAATTGTTGTGGAAAAGTTGTTTTAATTTTTTTATTTTTCATTTATAAGGCCATCCTAAGTTCCAAATAACTAAACTATATCTAGATCCTTTTTTAACTGGACACACTCTATGCCAAACAAAACCAGGAAATACCACCAAAGAACCTTTTGGTAATATCTCTGTGCATTTTTTAATATTTGGTTTTTTATCAGGATCCATATTTCTAAAATCAAATTCTAATTCACCACCTTTATAATCTTTAGGATTTGATAAAGAAACAGTTACAGATAGTTTTCTTATTTTACCATGTGATGGATCGTTTGGTTGTTGTCTTTGATATGGTTTATCCCAACTATCACAATGCCAATCATAATATTGTCCTTTATTATATTTAGTAAATTGACAAGATTCTGAAAAATCCCATTGAAAATTCCAGCCAGCATTTACATTTGCTTGATTTATATAAGGTTGTATTTCTTTATAAATCCAACGATCTGACATCCAAACCACATCAGAATCTCTTTTCTTTTTTAAATCTTTAATTTGTTTTTGATTTAATGGTTTTTTGTTTCTTTCATACCCACCTGTCACTGCCATTTGATCTTGTAGTTGTTTTCCATAACGAACAATATCATCACAAATTCTTTCAGGGATTGCTGATTTAAAATACCAATAATAATTTGTAAGATTCATAATCTTTCTTATATCAAGTTATATTTTAAATTTATAGTAATGTAAAGTAGAATTAAGAAATAGTTAATGTAGCATTAGCTGTAAATTTAGCTATTTTGTCACCACCTGGATGAGTAGATAATGTTGTTGCAGCACAAGGAGTTCCAGCAAAAGTAACTGCACTTGGTCCTCTTACTACTACTATACCTGAACCACCTGCATTTTGAGGTCCTGGATTACATCCTGTAGATTCACCACCACCTCCACCACCTGTATTAGCTGTTCCAGCATTTGCACCTTCAGGTCCTGGTCCTGCATCTCCGCCACCACCAGCTCCACCTGATCCTGTTGGTCCTTGTCCACCTCCGCCGCCACCACCAGCATAAGATGTATCTGGTCCTAAAATAGTATTAGGTGCTCCTGCACCACCATTTCCGCCAGAAGAACCAGTACCTGTAGCACCAGCTGCAGTTGCGCCACCACCACCACCAGCTCCTTCTACAGTACCAGTAGAAACTCCAGTACCTCCATCTTGACCTTGAGGGGGGTCTGTTGGAGGGGTATTTCCTGATCCACCAGGATGGGGTCCTCCTATATCTGCACTTCCAGCACCACCACCACCAGATCCACCATCTCTTCCTGACATGTTTGGTTGACTAGCGGGAGGTCCACTACCACCACCTCCGCCACCTGCGGAAGTTATTGTACTTATAACTGAATTATTTCCTGTGGTGCCTCGTACAGGTTGACCAGACGCACCTGCTCCACCGCCTCCAACTGTAATTGAATAACTTCCTGCATACAATTCTAAAGCTGAACCTTGTAAAGGACTTGGCCCAAATCCTGATGCACGATAACCTCCTGCACCACCTCCACCACCTCTACCAGAGCCACCGCCTCCACCACCAGCTAGAACTAAATAATTTATAGAAAAAGCATTTATCGGCCACGTTGAAGCACCACATTTACCTGCTGTTAAAGCAGCCATGTGACTTCTTAAATTCCATACACCACTTGCTTTGTTTAATTCTTTTACTATTACGATTCCTGATCCACCTTGTCCTGATGGATTATTTCTTGTTCCTGGAGTTCTACCATTTCCTCCACCGCCACCACCAGTGTTAGCAGTACCTGCACTTCCAGCTGCTTGAGAACCACCATTACCGCCACCACCAGAGCCACCAGAGCCAGCAGATCCCGTAGATCCACCTCCACCTCCACCAGCATATGTTGTACAATTTAAAGGACTTGGTGAACCTGCTCCGCCTGCAGTTGCAGATCCTGATGTATTAGCTCCTGCTGCTCCAGCTCCACCACCTCCAGCTCCATAACCAGAATTAGGGTTAGCAGATGTATTACCACCAGGATTTCCTTGTGGAGGAGTTGTTGGAGGAGTGTTTCCACATCCTGCTGAATTATGATCGTTTGATCCAGCACCTCCGCCAGATCCACCATCTTGACCTCCTGGTGCAGAAGCTTCTTGACCTCCACCACCGCCACCACCAGCTGATTGATAGGCCACACATGCTACAGTTATTTTAGATATACTCCCATTATTTCCATTACCTGTTTGACAACCAGGTGCAGGAATTGCTGCTCCTCCACCACCTACAACTGCAGGTACAGCTGCTCCGGCAGAAATGAGAATACTTGAAAAATTTCTAAAACCACCAGCTCCACCGCCACCACCTGAGTTACCATTTACTCCACCAGCTGCTCCACCAGCAACAACTGTTGCATCAATAAGTGTAGTTCCTGCTTGAGTACAGATATTTCCATCAGATGTTTGTGATGAAACAGTGTTTTTTCCAAAAGAAGATTTATTTACTACACCAATTATACCGCCGTTAGTTCTGGCCATTTGAGTCTCCTATTCGGACACCCAAGCTGAGCCATTCCAATTATATACTGTTTTTGGATCTGAGGTGTCGTTTGATTTAGTTGCTTCCCAACCTGTGTCGTTGTCAGCGTTATATTTTGTTTCGTTCCATACAATATTATAAAACCATGACGGTGTATCTTCACCATCATCTGTAACAGATGGAAAAGTTATTGGTGCTTGCCAATCGTCACTTCCATCTAAAGCCCATGAGGCATAAGGTTGAGGTAATAAAAATTTATCTTTTGATGGGTCATAAACAAAACCTATTCCTGCGTATTGTTTTCTAAATTTATTATTATAAGAAGTTTGTTTAAAATTTGTATTTGGTTTTTTAAAAAAATTTTTACACCATGTTTCTCCATCTACATGTTTATCATTTTCTCCTAAAGGACCTGCTGCTGTTGTAATATCATTTGCCACAACTGTAACTTGTTTAACCACTAAATGAGTGTCGGATGTAAACCCTGTTGGGTCTGTTTTTGATTCTAATTCTGCAAAGTGTGCCATATTTTTCTCCTTAATATTATATATAAAATTTTTATATTAAAATCCAGTCCATTCTCCTGCTTTTACAAAATTATAGTGTTCATTTATATTCCATACACCTGGCGCTATATTTATTGGCGCTGCTGGTTCATTTATTATTACTATGCCTGACCCTCCAGCCCCAGCATCGTTATTATCTCCTCTACCATCACCACCGTTTCCTGTGTTATCTCCTCCTGCTGCGCCAGATGCGCCTCCAGTTCCTCCGGCTGCGTATGTTACATCTGAACCTGAAATTTCATTTGGTGCTCCTGCCCCTGCAGGTCCAGTGCTTCCACCTGATCCAGTTGCTCCACCTCCTCCACCACCGTGTGCTCCTGCTGGTGCTTTACCACCATCATTTCCTTGAGGGGGGTCTGTTGGAGGAGTATTTCCTGAACCTCCACAAGAATTAGCGTTTGCGCCACCACCTGATCCTCCAGATGCTCCACCATGAGCGCCGCCGTGTGTTCCACCTCTACCACCACCTGCTGATGTTATTGTATTACATCCCGCATAAGTAAAAGAAGAATTATTTCCATTTGCTCCATTACTACCAGGAAAAGTTGCTGCTGCTCCTCCTGCTCCTACAACGACTGGATAACTTGTTCCTGCAACAACTGGAACTGCACTACCTCTTAATGGTGATGGACCAAAACCTGTAGATCTATAACCACCAGCACCGCCACCGCCACCATCTTCAGCTCCCGAACTATGATATCTTGTACCACCACCGCCACCACCAGCTACTACTAAATAGTTAGCATTACCTGTACGTGTAGCTGTAAAACATCCGTTTGCAGTAAAACTAGTTACTATAGCAGGTGTTGAGCCTTCCGCTACTGTTTGAATTGGTCCGATAATTCCGCCATTAGCCATAGCTAATTACCTCCTACGCGTCGTCTAATTCTTCGTATGAAATAAAATAAGTTAAATCACTGTTAGCACTTGCTGTAACAGCTAATATATCTGTTTCATCTAAATAGATTGGGTTTTCTAAAAAACTTAATGTTGCATCTGCTGGAACAGAAATTGTATTTGCAATTTTAACATAATTAGAACCGTCATCTACACTAACTTCTAATGTTATATCTGCAGCATTTGTACCATCAATGTTAGCAATAAGTATTGTATTTATTTTTGCTACCTTGTTGTCAGGTACATCAACAGCAGATGCTCTTGAAGTAGTCACTGCTCCTGTTGCATTTTTAGCATTAATTGTTGCTACGTTTACTATATTTGGTGTTGCCATATTATCTCCTTTTAACCGAATACGATCGCCATTGCAATAGCTTTTCCTACTGATGCGGCACTCGAATTTGCGTCTATATACGTCACTAATCTTGAAGCAGCGACTTTTCTATTAGTTCCACCTGCTCCATTATCTACTATAAATAAATCAGCATCTACAACAGCTTCTCCAATATCTGTTCCACCATCAATATCTAAATTAGCTATACTAAAAGCACCTGCTGCTGAACCTACATAAGTTTTAATATCTGATGCTGGAATAGTTTTCATAGTTCCACCATCATTAGTTACAACACCATCACTATCTGCTAAGGTTATTGAACTACCAACTGATGTTCCACCATCTAATAAATTTAATTCTGCCGCTGTTGAAGAAACAGCTGTGCTTCCTAGCGTAAACTGTCCATCAGGCACAATAAGACCTGCTCCACCATTAAATATTAAATCATCTGCTGATGTATCCCAAGTCATATTGGCACTTGCTGTATCTCCGTAAAGTATTACATCATAAC